AGCGTGGTCAGATGTCGCCGACCTCACCGAGTTCTTGGGTATTGCTGGAGCAACTGCGAACGACACCGCATTCATGACCACATCAGTCAACGCTGCAAACGCTTGGTGCTTTAAGCGAAGGTCTCAGGCTGGATACAAGGATGATCTAGTCAATGTTCCAGATGCGGCCGTACTATCGGGCGTGGTGTTAATGGCGGCCAGTCTGTATCGAGAAAGAGGAAGTTTAGACTCCTTCGCCAGTTTCCAAGACATGACGATCTCCGCACCAGTCGCATCTATGGGGCGCATTAACTCGCTTCTCGGCATCAAGAGAGCGCAAGTGGCATGAGATGGCGGGCATCCTTCAGAACACAATCAACACGGTCTCGGCATCCCTCAGCGCGCTCGGTCTTGTACCAGTCACCGATCCGCGAAATGCGCGACCTCTCACAGTGTTCATTGAACTCCCAGTCTTCACCTGCTTCAACAGTCAGATCACAGACATCACCATTGACCTCCGAGTCCTTGGCGCACCACCCGGCAACAGTGACGCAGTGACATACATTCTTGGCGTTGTTGATGACATCATGAACTCTGAGATCGTAGTGGTGGCAGGCTCCCCATCCGTCGCAACAATCGGCTCCGCAGAACTTCCAGCATACGACCTCACAATTCGGATCGCATCTCAGCGCATCCCATAAACAAAGGAAACAATCATGGCAACCAGCAACCAAGTCTATTTGACCAATCCGACAGTGCTCATCGGCGTTACGGATGTCAGCGCGCTCACTTCGTCGGCAACTTTGACAGTCGGCTTTGATTCGCTTGAATCAACCAGTTTCGGAGATTCGGGCCACCAGTTCGTCAAGGGCCTTCAATCCGTTAACGTTGAACTGACGATGTACACCTCTTACGGTGCGGCATCAACCGAAGCAATCTTGACGACCGCATTGGGCACAGGAACCACCACTCTGGTGTTGTCCCCAGCGGGCGCATCCGAGTCGGCATCGAACCCTGAATACACGATCACCAACGCGATGCTTGCAACCTTTACACCGATCAACGGCGCATACGGCGAACTGTCCATGATCACGGCATCGTTCGTTGGTGGCACATTCGCACGCGACATCACCCCATAAACAAAGGAACCCGACATGATTGGAATGACTCTCAAGATTGAGATGCTTGACGGCGAAACCCATGAAGCACCAGTCACTTACGGGGTCGCATCCCGTTGGGAAGACCAACACCCGCAGACGTCTGTGTCCAAGTTCTTGGAAGACATGAAGTTCAAGCAGTTGGCATGGCTCGCGTGGGATGCGATGCGCACCAAGAAGATAGTCGTAAAGATCTTCCCAATCTTTCTTGATGAAGTGGGAGACATCACTTTCATCCCAAAAGCGGAAACAAAGTCGGAAGGGCCACCAACCTGATCGCACAGTTAGCGGTCAGGACTGGGATCAGCCCGTTGGATCTGATGGAGACTCCGCCGCAAATTATAGATGAGATGATTCGTCTCATCGTCGAGCAGAACGAGAAGAAGTAATGGCCGTAGATCTGACCGCAAGCATGGAGATCCAAGGACTCAAGGAGTCACTGAAGATCATCAACAAGGTGGACAAGAAGTTGCGCCTTGAGATCGGTCGCGACATTAAGCGCATCGGTGAAAAGACCGTGGTCGCCGCCATCAACGAGTTGATCCCTCCCGGTGCACCCATGTCAGGAATGGAACACCGCAAGCGCACAGGCTGGTACAACTCCAAGAACAAAGGGATCAAAGTCAAGACGAACACTCGAGGAGCTCGTCGGCGCAACATTGACAAAGGCGCACAGTATGAGACCATCGCAGTGATTACAGTCGGCACTACTGGCGCGGCGTTGGCAATGATGGACATGGCTGGCAAAAGGTCAAGCGCAGGCGAAGGGCCACGCGCAAGACCAAACTTTGTGCCACTACTTAATCAGCGTCTGGGTCGTTCACCGTCTCGGTTCATGTGGGCTGGTGGCGAGAAAGCAATCCCAGACTTCCAGCGCGAACTTGGGCCCGTCATTGACCGTGTGATCTACCGATCCAACCAAGAACTAATGAAGGTGCGCTAATGGCAATTAACCTCCCAATCGTCACGCAGTTCTCGGACAAAGGACTCAAATCGGCTAAGGCCGCATTTGCCAACTTCAAGACTGATGTCTCAAATGCGACTGGCGCAATGGGCAAGTTTAAGGCTGGAGGCAACGCTGCTCTTAACGCAGTTAAGGCGAACTCTAAAGCGTTAGCACTTGCTGGAGGTGCGGCTATCGCAGGCTTCGCAGTTAAAGCAGTAGGCGCATTCCAAGACCTTGCGCTGGCATCAGGTGAATTTGCCGATGCCACAGGTCTATCTGTTGAGAACGCTTCACGATTCATTGAAGTGGCAAGTCTCGCAGGCTATGAGGTGGAACAAGTCCGCAGTGTCTTTGAGAAGATGAATAAGCAACTCGGGCTAACGCCAAAGTATTTTACAGATGCTCGAATTGAAATTGCGCGCACAAGCACAGGAGCCACAGATGTCGCAGCAACTTTCTTAAATGTTGTTGAACGATTAGAAGAGATTAAAGATCCAGCCGAAAAAGCCGCTACTGCTTCGCGTCTCCTTGGCAAAGGCTGGACAGGCATGGCCGAAGTCATCGCAATGGGATCTGACAAACTTCGCAAGTCATTAGAAGAAGTATCTAGTGCGCAAATAATCTCTAATGAGGAACTTGCGAGAGCAAAGGAGTATCGACAAACAGTAGATGATCTTAGCGATCTCTGGGGAGACTTTACTGTTGAGGCTGGCAACGCGTTTGTCGCAGTTACTAACGACTTTAAGGAAGGGACATCTTCTATTGAAGGTTTCGGGAACTCGCTATCTAGAGGAGCCGTTGCAACTGGCATTAGGAAAATTACTGGACTCTTTAACGACAATGAAGAACAAGCAAAAGCAACTGCTACTGAGGCGAAGCGTCTCGGTGATGCTTATGCAGGCTATGTCAGTTCAAGGCTTGCGGAAAGTCGCCAAGAGATTATCAAGTTAAATAACGCTATAGAGGCTGAAACAGAGGCACTTGAAATACTTCAGACCGAATGGGCAGACCTCATCGGTCAACTTGATGCCACGGTAGAACTTGACAGGATTAAGACAGGGTTCTCCGAATTGTTTGAGGCTGGGATCAAAGCATTTGGTGGAACGCGTGAGGATCTAGCAAAATACAACGAGTTACTTTTAACAAGCGCAGAAAGCGTCGCCAATCTGGCTAGAACCTTGGGCGCAAATTCTGAACAAACCATGATTATTAAGATTGCGTTCGAGACTGGCGACTTTGCCAGAGTGGAATCCATGCTGGAAGTTGTGCGCCGCGGTTTACTGATTGGGCCTGAAGAACGTCGTTTCGCAGGTCGTGCCAACGGTGGCCTAGTCTCAGGCGGTAGTTCCTACATTGTGGGCGAGCGCGGGCCAGAGATCTTCACACCGTCATCCAGCGGAATGATTACACCTAACTCGGCGATCGGTGGCAACACCATCACCGTGAATGTTCAAGGCGCAGACCCTCAAGCAGTCGTCACGGCACTCCAAAAGTATGTCCGCAACAATGGCCCAGTCCCGGTGAACACTCGGACAATGTGATGGCGCAACTTTCATGGACATTTAAAAATCAAGATGCGGCAAGTTATGACTTCACCTCTTCGGTGCGGTACTTTACCTACACGCAAGGCCGCAGATCTGTCCTTGACAACTACGCAGGTGGGCGCGCCACGATCACAATGGCGAACGACAACGGGCAAGTCGCCGCCGCGTCTCTCGCTTACCGTCAAAGAGTGTTCATTCGGTGCTCAGGCTCGATCACCTTCCGCGGCTGGGTCTTGGGCATTGACTACAACGACACGCCGACAGGCGCGGCATCCACGGCCACGATCTCTCTCGGCGACGCATGGGTTCTCGCTGGGCAACAGATCGCCGAATCTCAATTCTTGGGCTACAACGATTACCAGATCAACGAGATTGCGCTCCTACAATTTTACACTGGACAATTCACTCAAGCAGCACAGACATCAAGCATTCGAGGCGCGCTCACCTACGCTGGCGATTGGGCTACACGACTCAACGAAATTGTCGCTAGTGACCGAGGAGCCTTCCAGCCCGTTCTTGGGATTCACACCTACTTCCCGCTACTTTATTTACAGTACCAGAATGCGACCGCTTACTCGTTCGGGCGTACACCTTCGGCTTCAGTGATCGGCTACCAATCTCTTGATCGGGTTGAAGCGATCGGCAATGAGACTTATGTGAACAGTGCGCAAGTGACACCCGAAGATTTGGCGACACAGACCCACACAAACTCTCAAGCATCAACTTTCGGCGAATCAACCATCACAGTCGCAACCTTAAACACGACAACCGCAGACGGTCTGAACACTGCCCGCTGGATCGCCAACTCGATGGCATCCACGACTCAACAATCGTTCACCATCGGTGTTCTTGATGTTGCCCAAACTTCGCTGACAAACCTTGAAAGCATCCTCCAAACTGTTGTCAATCTTGAACTCGCCTACACTGTCCCGGGAGGGTCGCCGACCACTGAACGCACCCTCACCGAAGGCGTGACCGTCAGAGGGTTCAATGACCGCACAGAGATTGAGTTCTACTTGTCACCGTTCACTTACTACAATTATTTCATCCTCGATGATGCCATCAATGGCGTGTTAAACTCCAGTCGGCTCGGCTGGTAGAAAGGCAATCATGACAGTCAATACTCTGTTCACTGCGGGCAATGTCCTAACGGCGGCGCAACAAAATAACTTCGGCCGAGGCTTGATGGCGACACCAGCCACTTCCACGACAACTGACTCAACGATCACCGCTGAGGAAGTCATGCTCACCTACACCTTCACGGCGGTGAACGGCCGCAACTATCTGCTCCAATACTTTGAGCCTGTCATCGTGGGAACGGCCGCGGGAACATTGACAGCACGCATCAGAGACACAAACATCTCAGGCACAGTTCTTCAGACTTTCAAGTCCACAATCGCAATTCTGACCAACACGATTGCATCGTGCCAAGTGATCTACACCGCTGCCGCTTCAGGTTCATTGACCATTGTGGCAACCCTTCAAGCGTCAGCAGGTACAGTCACGGCGACACGCTCATCAACACAGTTCCCGCAACTGTACGCAATAGACATCGGGACAGGATACTGATGATCCTCTCCAACCCTCCGAAAGCGTTGATCGTTCTTGTCGCCATCATCTGCATCACTGTCCTCATGGCGGTCGGCAAGATCGACCAGTCCGCTGGGACTGGAATGCTGGGAACGATT